CGGAGATCGAATTGTTGTAAGCTTCCTCACCATTCTGGCGCATGAGCGCGCCGATTTCGTCGGACCTGCCCATGAGCGTCTCATCGCCAAGGACGGCTTTGAAGGTACCCTCTAGCTCGCTTTTTTGCGACGTGGTGAGCCTGTGAATAACGTCCTGAATCAGATAGCGAGCGCTATTGCCCGATTCGTTAAACGAGTTTGCAGCCCTGCCCCAGCCTTGAAGCTTTGCCGTGGTATCGCCAGCATAATTGCGAGCCTCGGAAGGCGTGTAGCCCCGGCTCTGGAGGTATTGCGGGAGATCGTCTTCAACGAAGAAGGCAAGGCTGTAGCGCTCGGACTTAAGGGGTTCATAGCGGCTAAGCAGGCTCGCAGTGTAGTCGTTTACGACGTTACGGGGTATGCGAGCACCCCGCATGAAACGGCTGACAGCCTTGAGCGTGTCCCGCTGAACAGCAAGCTCCTCCTTCCCGACAGCGACGGGCACGTTCCGGGGAGTAGCCTGCAACGTAGCGGGACCAGCGGGCGGGACAGCCCCGCCGCCACCAGCGCCGACACCGGCCCCCGCCTGCTGCCCCGTGCCGGCCGCCCCAGCTTGCGAGACGGTGGGCTGGGGGACGACTGAGGGCTGACCTGCGGATGCAGCCTGTGCGGGCGCTGGAGGGCTCGCTAGTGCGTTTGCGGGGGTCTGGGCGGGTTGTGCCGCATCCATGTCAGGACGCGGATAGGGAGCCGCAGTAGGCGCATCAGCGGGGCTCGGAGGCGTGATCCGGTTGATCGTCTCAGCCGCTGCGCGCATCTGCTCGGGCGTGGCGTTGCCGCGCTGGAGCGTCTGCATGGCTTGCTGAAGCTGGACGGCTTCGGGGGTAGCGCGAGCGCCCATCGTCTTGATGAAGATGCCCGCGCGCTGAATCAGTGACGCTATGAACACAGACGCATAGTTGATCGGATCAGCCGCCATTTGCAGGCCGCTTTGGACGCGAGACCCGTTTTCGCTAGTCGTCGCGCCGAATGCAAATGCATCAACCGCGCCTCTGGGAATAGTATTGGCTGCGATGCGCGAGCCATAGCGTATCGACTTGTCCACAATACCCGCCCCTTGCGGGGTGATGGCAGTTACAGCTTTGCCAATCGGGCCAAGGCCACGCACCGCCGCTCCAGCCATGCGGAAGCCAGCATCAATTGCTTTGCCGGGAACAGCCATGTAGCCGCCGAACTGGCCACCAACATCAGAAACATCGTCAAGGATGCCAGTTGAAGGGGCTTGCGGAATGGTGGGCAAGCCCCGATCAAGCCTGACGGGCGGGCCTTCCGGTCCCTGCATCATAACAGGGTCGCTGAACTCCATCGGGTTGCCGAAATAGTCCGTGCCGGGGCCGGAGCCAAACAGTGCAGTCGCACCTTCAAGGAAGGCGTTGACGGTTCCGGGCACAGCCACGTTGAACGCTGAAATACCGGCGCGGCCCAGCTTGTCGCTGCCTCGCGGGTAAACATCCTCTAGGCCGTGCTTTTTGACGAGTTCGTAAAACTGATCTTCGCTTGAAACAAAAGCTGCCTCTTTTGCCAGAGCCGCTTTTGCCTTTTTCACTTCAGGCGAATTGTTGCGAATTTCTTGAAGGTCGCGGTCTGTTGCATCGCGATCCACAGGGTCTTGACCAAACTTCCGCACGCTCTCCGCTTGCGCAGGATGCATGTAGGGAGCGGGCTGCTGCGCGGTTGACCTATTCGCCCTGATGTAGTTTCCGACAGTGCGAGCCTCTGGCTTCAGCATCAACATGGACGGGTCGATGACTTCCAGACGCTGCTGCTCTGGTAGCTTAAGCCCAGCGAACGCCTTTGGGTCGAACTCACCTGTGCCGCCCATGGGGGCAATGTTGGGCTGACCCGGCTGCGCAGGCTGCATAGGTTGGGCAGGAGCTGCGCCAACAAGGCCGCGCTTTTGCGCTTCCTCATAGGCAGACTTCATCTGCGGAGGCAGCAGCCCGCGCTTGTAGGCTTCCGCCAGCGCTTCTGCCCTGCCGATTTTGACCGGTTCAGTTGCCACTATTTCAGCCCCAGCGCACTCAGGATATCGTCATCGGAAGCATCTTCGGCAGTCGGCTTGGCGACGCCCGCAACCTTTTCGGCAAGCGCGCGAGCCTGCGGGGTTCTCATGCTGGCCGGCAGGTAGTCCCAGTTTTGCAGCGCGAGCTTCGCTTGCGTCACTTCTTTCGGCGTATATTGGGGTGTGGGTTGTTCTGGAGGCGCTGCCCCAGTTGATCCATTCCGATACTCTTCAGGCACACGCGAAAGTTTGAAGTCGATGCTGTCATACAACTGCGACGCGCCTTGCTTGATAGAGTCTGTGGACTTTCCAAACGTGCCCCAGCCAACAGGGTCTTGAATGATGGAGTTGACGAGGTTCTGAACGCCTTGGTCGAGCGCACCCAGCGTATCGGCTTGTTTGATCGCTGACGTAATCAGCGCGTGAGCGGTCTTTAGCGCTTGCGAGTTTTTGGCATTGAGCGGCGTGTCCAGAAGCTGTGGCCCGCCCATTTCCTCCAACGTGCTGACGTATTTCTGCACGGCATTCTTGAGCGTAAGCAGGCCGTCCGCCTTGTCGCGGAATCCGCGCACTTCAGTTGGCGAGTAATCCGACGCAGCACGCGCGCCTGAAATAGCTGCGGGCTCGCCAGTGCGTTGATTGATCTTGAACGCCCCTTCTGGCGGCAAGCCCCACCGCGCGCGATCTTCTGCCGTTGCTGGGCGATAGGTGTCCTGACCGTCGCTAGGTGCACGTCCCGCAGCAGCAATCCTTCCCCTCATGCCTTCATATCCGGGGATCGGCTGCGGTTGTCCTTTGCCGTCAGGCCCGTACCACATGCCTTCGGGAAGATCGGCGGGCTTGTTTGGCGCGTCATAGGCCAGCGTGCCCTTGCCATCTTCGCCAATGCTGACAACACCATCAGCTGTGTTGAAGTAAGTCGGCTTCTTTGCTGCCGCTTCCGCCTGCTCTTTCTGGAAGAGTTGATAAGCGGTCATCGGCTCCGGCGTAGCAGGCGCAATGCCGAGCTTCGCGGACATCATCGCGATCTGTCCGTCAAGCGCCTGGTCGCTGAAGCTGTTGGCGTCCATCGGGAGCGACTTCACGTCAGCGCCAACGATCTGCCCGATCTGGTCGGCGTTCTGCTGCCACCATTGGGCGCGCTGTTCTGCGGGGATCTGGCGCTGCTGTTGCATGAGCGCAAGCGTCTGTTTTGCACGCTCTGCGCCGTCCAGTTTCGTCTTGTCCTGATCTGCCTGCCATTGCTCGGGACGGAAGCCGCGCATGAAGCCGTCGATTGCACCATTCACAAGCGACTGCGGCTTGGGGGCCATCGCTGCTGCATATGGGCTTTTCTGCGGGGTCATCGCCGTGTTGCCCATGGCGTTCGTCGCGAGCGCGTTGGCTGCTGGCTTGGGAGCGGCGGGCGGAAGCGGAGACGTGCCGCTCTCTTTCGGAGTCAGCGCCGCAACTGCCTTTGAGGGCGGCATTGTGAGCATGTTGGCCATGATCATCCCCACTTGATGTTTTTGAGTTCGCCAAGCGCGCCAGCCACGCCATCACCATAGCCCTTGTAAGCCCCAGACAGCGCGTTGCCCTTGGCTTGCCCCGCTGCCATCATCGAGTTGCCCGCGTTGCTCGCATACGTGCTGCCAGCGCTGTTGAGCGCATTGGTCGCCGTCTGGTTCATGCCAGCGATCGATTGGAGGCCGTTCTTGTAATCGCCAAACGCGCCGTAACGGTTCTTGATAAACTCGTTGGCGTACCGCTTCTCACCAGCACCAGAGATCGACTTGCCCGCAGCGCCGAGCTGGCCCTTGATCTTGCCGAACCCGACATCGCTCATTTGAGTAGCGAGGCGGTTCTCCATGCTGCCCGTGAAGTCGGCCATGGGGTCGTATGCTGTCTGCGTGCCGCCCTGCGTCGTGCCGCCAGTCGTCGTGTCCGTTCCTGTGCCAGTTGCTGTGCCCGTCGTCGGGTTTAGCGTGCGGCCCTCGTTCTTGCCGAACTGATTGTAGTGCCAGTTGGCGTAAGCGTCGGGGTTGTTGCCGAACAGCGCCTTGATATCGGGCTTGGCCCATTCTGCTGCGAGGTCAGGCTGCTGGAGGTAGGTCGTGTAATCGAAGCCGCCCGGCGCTTGCGTGGCTACCGTCTGCCAGTTGTCGCCGCCGTTGCGGATTAGACCGCCAACAGCCGCGCCGATTTCGCCGCCAAACGGAATTGGCAAGAACGATCCGGCAATGCGTCCCGCCACTTGAGCCGCCTGGTTTGATCCACCGCCGCCTGTATGACCCGCTACAGCCTGTCCAGCGCCGAGGTTCGGAAGCAGCCCATTACCAGAAGCCAGCGCATTGCCGCCGCCCATAGCGGCCTGCTGGTAATTCTGCGGAGCAATCCCATACATCGCCGCAAGCTTGTTCGCTGCAGCCCCGCCCGTGTAATAGCCCGGCAGTGATAGCGCACGCTGGTCATTGTAAATCTCACGCTGTAGCGCAGTCGTCTGGTTCGCTGCGTCCTGTTGCGCTTTGGCTGACGCCTGCCCGCCTTGGCCAGACATATAGCCGCCGGCCAGTGACGCGCCCGCATTAATCAACGCTGGCGCGTTATCAACGGCGAATTTAACGACCTGATCCCACATGGTTTGCCGTCCTGATTTCTAAAAGTTACGGCGCGACGCCTTCAGCGTAGATCGCAACGCCGATTGATACGCTCGTCGTTGCCGCAAGGCTGTCAGTCACGGTGCAGGTCGCCACGTCTTCAACCGTCTCGCCAATCGGCACAGAGGCGCGGAACGCCGTCGCCGCTGCTGTCGGCGTGAGGATGGTGAAGTTCCCGCTATCGAGCGTCCATGCGTAGGTGTACGGCCCCGTCCCGCCCGTAGGTGTCACCGTCACCGAGTTAGTCGTTACCAACCCGGAGCCCACACGCGATCCGAACGCACTTGAAGGCGAGCAAGATGCATAATACCCGCCCGGCGCTGTCTGGTCTGCAAGCGTGGCAACACCTGCAACCGCTCCCGTCGCTGTTGCCTGTGCTTGAACTGCTGCCGTCTGTGCGGTCTGTGCCGCAGCTGCAGCCGCCGTCACGCCAGAGTTCACGTTGTCCGTGTAGCCGCGCTCGCCCTCGAAATACCGATGCCACGGCTTCGTCATCGTCTGCCCGTCCGCCTCAAGCAGCGGCGTTGTGATCGGCGGAAGCCTCGGTTCGCGGCGTGCGTCAGCCATCCTGCAGAGCCTCGCATGAGGCCCTCAGAAGGTCCGTGAGCGTCGTCGGGCTCATGGTCTCGGTGACTTCCACCGTCGCTCCCATGGCCCCAGCTTTCGTGGCCGGCGTCAGCTTCCAGCCATCCTTGCGGACACGTAGCGCCGGAAACTGGCTCATCACCTTGCGTGCGGTTGCGAGTTGCGTGTTGTTCAACGCAGAACATCCTCGTTGACGATGACGCCGGTATAAGCCGAGCGGATCGGGTCAGACTTGCGAAACTGGAACACGACGCCTTGGTCACGCGCCCGGCCACGCCTGCGCCAGATCGAGCGCTGGGAATAAGCGCCGATGGCCCCAAGCTTGCGGCTCATCCAGCTTGTGAAATTGTTGCCGCCATCCTTGCTCTGGCGCATGGCAATCTCGGGATCAGAGCCCTGCCCCGTCGAAAGTCCGCCGCCCTTGGAGCCTTCCAGCTTCACGGACTTGATTGCCATCCGCCCTGACTGCGCCGGCAGAATTGCCGTCATCAAGCGTTGGATTTCCGTGCCCATGGTTGTCGTGCTGGGCATCGATTCCGACAGATACGTCCGACTTAGCTCATCAAACTGCCCTGTCGCATCGCAGACGAATACGCGGGCATCTGCCTCCACCATGTCAGTACAGCGCCACGTGTCAGTGTTGAGCGTGCCGCGCGTGTGAAACGTCTTCGTGAGGTTGTCATAGAAGACGCAGCCGTTTGGCGTCCGCCATCCAGCAAAGCTGTGTGCGCGATCCGAGTACGTCAGCTTGACGATGTTGGCAGCGCCCGCCGTCTGCAACAGGTCAGTGACCCACGGATCTTCGATGTTGAGGATTGCCGAGTTGCCAGAGCCAAGGCGACAGGCGTTGAATGCATCGTCCACGAACAGCAGCGTGTTGTCGGCTTCCATGATGCCATCGCGGCACGCAGCGCCGGTCTGCTGGATTAGCCCTTCCTGCACCGCAAAGGGATCGTCCGCATCGCCTGACTGAACCCACGGCTCAATCGTTTTCGTGCCGAACAGGTAATAGACATTGCTCACCACGCGGCCAGCGATCAGCGCGTCAGGCGAGCTTTCCGCCGTGTAGTAGTTGAGAACGTCGGTTGAGAACCCGTCCAGCACGTCGGTAAAGCAGAACCGCGATCCGTAGGTCAGCAGGAACCTTTGCCCAACTGCCGCAACGCTGGTGAAGGCCGACTGCCCGTGATCGGCCAGGAGATCAGTGAACCCGGTATTTACCGCGCTGTCTGTGTAGGCAACCGTCGTGTTGGCCGCAGCAAGCGAAGTCGTCCCGAACGTGAATGCGCCATCCGATTTGGACGCCGTGACATACCCGATGCGAACCCGCGTCGTCAGCACCGTCGGCAGCGCGTTGGATGCGTCAGAAGCGGTCGCATAGCCCGTTGCGTTGAGCGGAGCCTCAATGGCTGTAATCGTCCCAGCCGCATCAATATCCAGCGCCACAGCCCCGTAGAGGCCCAGCGGGACCACATCGTTACCGGGCGCTGTTCCCGCTACTACAGCCGTCTTGTTGTAGACCGTCCCGTTGATCGAATAGCTGAACGCGCCAGTTGCGACGTTGGCCGGCGTTGAGCCAATCACGAGGTTTGGATCGACCGTAACCCCGTCGCTTGCCCTGCGGATATATGTGCCATCCGACACATAGGGCTGGCCGTTGAACAGGAACATCGCCTGCTGTTCGGTGAAAGCGCAATCGCCGCGATCTGAACCAGCAATGGAGCCCGTGAGGCTTGAGACTGTGTTGTCGCTTGGGTTGAACGTCGAGAGCGTCGTTCCCTGCCCGATCAGCACCT